CTGCGATTTTGTAGGTATCAAAATACCCATTGTCGGAGGTCGCCCTATATATGAGAGGTTTATTGAAAATTACAAAAATTTTCAGCAAGATCAGGTTTATACAATGGGCTGGACAGTTCTAAAACAAGACGATATCATTTTACCGACGAGTGTGCCCAAATTAGACATTTCCAAGTCTGATTTGTCAAATTTTAGTGTGAAAGTAGATGGTGTGGAGAAGGATGTGTTAGAAGTATTTGAAACTTTACCAGACACAACAGCAGGGTGTATATACCCCGTCTGTATTAGTAATGGTACAATGTATCGACCCGCTAACAATATGAAAGGGATCATAACTGCCGCCGTAAGGAGGATTTGTTTGATACCTAAATATCTAGGGGGACTCAAGGAAGAGAATTTGGAATGGAATTCTCTTCACGAATGGTGGCGAGCTGTGAATGCTATGCGAGAAATGGAACCGTTCTACTTGAAACCGATAGATCGTATCGATACTTTAGAGGATGCTGTGAAGAAGATGGGAAAGAAGAAACACAGAATTTTAAACGCCAACGAAGACCTTATAAACTTGGGAAGACATAGTAAAGGAAAGAGGATCAATGTAAAGTCTAATGAGACTATTTCAAATCCCTTTAAACCTAGAGCTATAACAGATCTTCCTCCTGAGGAACATGCACAAATGACGCAATACGCTCATGTGCTTGCAGATAGTTATAAGGCCAGTTGGAACATAAATAATGTTTATTCTGTTAACGATTACAATGTGAGATTTGTATACGCTAGCGGAATGAATTCAGAGGAACTTTCCGAAGTGGGGAGGTTAATGGTTGAATCTGGAGATATTATTTTCGTTTTTTCTGGAGATGATGCGTTCGCGTCATTTGGAAAGTATGCTGAACACTTCGATATGAAGCGTTTTGTTGATTGGGATATAAAGAAATGTGACCAATCACATTCGGAGGGATCTATGGATTGTACTAGATTCATGCATGGAGATGCAGACGTTCCGGATGAAATCACAGATTTAGCGATGGAAGAAGTCACAAGACCTATTCAATTCGTTAAAGACAGGATTGAAATCACATGCAAACCGAAATTTCAATTGCCTACTGGTATAGTCTGGACGACTACAACAAATGGAGGTATTAATTTTGGTGCATTTGTGTATTTTTTAAATCACTGTCAATTTGATTTACATCAAGCATACGCTAGACTCGGTTTTGAGATAGAAATGAATCAACATGATGATATTCATGGTGGTACATTTTTGAAAGGTTGGTATCCTTTAGATTGCGACAATGTAGTCTATTGGGAACCTTTACCGTCTTGTATCTTAAAACTAGGGAAAACTATGACAGATCCGGTTCTAGCTACTAGAGTAGTTAGAGATGGATCGACGTATCGCTTGCCATGGGCTCAAGCAATCAAGCGAGCTGCCGCCGCTATTGCAGACAGTCAGATGATGGTGAGCCGTCAAACCCCTATTGTTGGGCCCTTCCTTCAAACTTTGGATAGGCTTGGTGAAAAAAATAATAGGGAGGTGGTGCTTAGTGAAAGTGTTTACAACAAACCAACGGTTGTTGTAAAACATGAGCCTTTGCTTCCACTATATTACAGAATGCTTTACCAGCGTTATGAAATTACAACATATGAAATTAATTCATTTGCTATATTAATGAATAATATTACTGCTCTTCCAGTATATTATGAACACCCATTGATTAGTAAATTGTTGATAATTGATTACGGTCTGGTTGAAGTTGTTGTGTAATATAACAAACAAAGAGTTGATGAGGGTCGACCAAAATTACAAAAA